CTAATTGAGTGTTAACTATATAAAATGGTTCAGTGCTACAGTTATTTTGACAGCAATGGTCTTCCATGTGTTAGGATTGACACCTTGGAATAGTATGTTACAATTACTAGGTGCTGCTGGATGGACTTATGTAGGAATCAAGTGGAAGGAAAGATCCATAGTAATGAATTTTCTACCACAATTTTTTATTATAATACCAGGATTAATTTACATGTTATCCAAATGAAAACCTATGATGACTCCAATTGGAGAGAGGAACTCATTCCTTATACGAATAGTAAAAAGGAACTTGAGTTACTTGAAAATGGACCTAAGAGTCTTTCTCAGTCATGGCTCATGAGTGCATTGTATAATAAATGGAAGAAGATGAAGGGGTATAAAGATCCTGAACCACCTGATGTATCTTCTTCTATGAAAGAATACTTTGAGAAGGAACAAGAGTTTCTTACTGAAAATGAATTATAGATCTTTGAACTTTCAATTATCTAAAGAAGATATAAAGTATCTTTATGATACATATAAGACTGAAGAGTTTCGTAGAAGTTCTGCCTCAAGAAGAAATTATTACACTGGTTATCATCGACATCCAAATTCTAATAGTCGAGATAGTAGTTATAGTACTTTCCATGATGAAAAACTCTACAAATTATATGCACCATTCGTTTCCAAATCTTTGAAAGAAGAGGGTCTTGTAGTAGATAAAATGATTTTATCATTTAGTCATATATGGGCTCAGATTTATACTAAAGATTGGGCTGTTGGTAATGGTATTCATAATCATTACTCAGATCAAAGAACTGTAATGTCTTGGATTCATTTTGTTGACGTTCCTGATGATCAGGATTGTTTATATTTCAAGATAGCAGGTGAAAAGATCTACCCAAAAGATCAAAGATCTGGTACAATGATATTCTTCCCTGCTTGGGCACTCCATGGGGTTGATCCTGTAGAAACACAATCTGATAGGGTTGTGGTTGCAGGTAATGTAAATAGGATTTTATAGAGTATTATGCAAGCAGTGCTTTATTCAAAAGACAACTGTCAATGGTGTGACCGTGTGCGTCAATTGTTAAACAGTGTAAACATATCTTACACTGAATACAAATATGAAGTACACTTTACAAAAGATGGTTTTTATCATGAGTTTGGTAAAGGAGCAACCTTTCCACAAGTACAAATTGACGCACAACACATAGGCGGATGCAAAGAAACACTGAAATTTCTTCAAGAGAAAAAGCTGATTTAGGAGAAATAAATAAAGGTGTGGAACTTTTATTGAGGAGGGTAAACACTGATCATCAGAAGCAAACCTTAGTAAAGAATAAGAAAATGGAATCAGCACTTATAGTGATCAGTGTCTTCACTGGTTTACTTACTTTAGGATTAGGTCTCGTTACTGGGTATCTAATTCGCTCCTATATACAGGAGAACAACTATGTTCAGCAACAATATACATATCATCCTGAGATGTTTGATGAGCATGGTAACCTACTCCCAGACGAAATAGTAACCTTTCGATTTGAGGGTGATCCATCCCAACTAGATGACAATGACGATTAATTATGGCAAAACTTCCTGACAATCCTTTAGTTTCTGAACTTTTCAAAGCAGTACATGGTGCTAAGAACAAGACTCTAAAGAATGATATTTTATCAAAGAACAAACGTGATGATGTGAAAGCATTATTGATTTGGAATTTTGATAAGAGTATCAAGAGTGCTATTCCTGAAGGTGAGGTTCCTTATAAAAAGAATGAGGCACCTATAAATTCAGGTGGACATACCAGACTGGTACATGCGTGGAGAACTCTTTATCATTATATAAAGGGTGGTAATAATGAACTCTCTCAAATGAAAAGAGAGCAGATGTTTATCCAATTACTAGAGTCTCTTCATGAGTCTGAAGCAGAGTTGCTTATGCTTATAAAGGATAAGAAACTTCAGTCTAAGTATAGGATTACTAGGGCAGTTGCGGAGCAAGCATACCCTGAGATAGTTTGGCGAGACGTATAATAAATGAAAATACTTCATGAAAAATGTGAGAAAAAAATAGCAGATGATCCTAAGTTACCTTACACAGCATACCTTGTAGAGTATGAGTTAGAAGGTGAAACCTTTTATGATATTGCTATATCAAATAAGGCAGTGGAGATCTTTGATCACTACTATGATAAGAGTAGCAAGTTTGTGAACATGGTACAGGCAGGTGGTAAAGTCAATCCAAAATTATGGAGAGATCCCTCTGCTCCACTACCTACACCACCAAAAAAACCTAGGAAGTAAAACCAAATTCAAGTTTTGTTTTCAGAATACTGGAGAAAAAATCTCCAGTATTTTTTTCTGTATAGGTTTTTCGTAAACTTACTTGACTAAATAGTATGGGTATGCTAACATACCTTTACGTTCAACCTCAGAAGAGGTCGCAAGTAAGCCGACTCGGAACGGAATCGTTCATCCCAAATGGGACGCAAAAGCCGACTGAAGGAACGGGGACTAAAAACCCTACCTTTGGAGAAACCAAAATGGCACAAGTTACTTATCGTGGTGTCAAGTACGACACTGATACACGTAAAGCAGATGCACCTGCTAAATCAGCAATGATTTATCGTGGTGTAAGACATAACAATAAAGTTGCTGTCTAATGCTTGGAATACTAGGAATTATTGTGGGTAGTGTAGTAGTTTTAGGTCTCATCTATGTTGAGATAAAACTATTCAAACTCAGAAGGTAAAAATACCTATATACTTATTGTAGTAGGTATTTTTACTTGGATGAGACTTTTCTATCAAACAATGTTTCTAGCAGTTATATTTCTTTCGGCTGCATATCTTCCTAGATTTGCATACGCATAGACTAAAACAAAATTAAACAAAAGGGGTGCTTGACACCCCTTTCTTTTTGCCTTATACTAATCACCATGAATGACCAAAACCCAGTGACTGACAAAGAAACTAAAAAAGAAAAATGGATTCGTGCAATAGATCTGTTTACAGAGTCAGTACATAAACCAGACAATAACTTGAGAGCATGTGCTCATAATCAAAAGTGTTTTAATGAGTTGATGGAAGTAAGAGAACTTGTATTAGGGTACGTAACCACACTACGTGAGTGATTTGACAACATATATTATGAGTGCTACAATATTCATGACAACTATTACATGATATGACTA